GTCGGACTATCGCATCACCAAAATCGGTGCCTACTCACTTAGTCTCTCAGCGTGCCTTGCGGCTTCGCCCTTGTTGGCATTTCAGCGTTCAAGTCAATCAGAGTGGGTTTTACTGGCGCAATACTCTCGACGCCAGAGGAGATTCCACTGTTTATTCAGTAGAAAATCCCGTGCTGCTTGTGCAGATTGTACTACAATGGATAACTCCGTTGACTGATCTTCTGCTTTCTTAATAGACCCGTCACTCGTGAAATTTGCCCCGGTTATCGGGGCATTTGGGTTACCATCCGCTATTAGTTGGTCATCAACTAACTCGGGCATGTATCCTCCCGTTCTCGCTTTCTACGAGCATGAGCGGCTATTGCCGCCTTACTCATATTACTGCGGTGCTCATCAGAAAATGGTCCCATTTTAATCCCCATCTTTGCCTTACTCAATTTCTCTCGATGCTCCTCAGATTTTGGCACACCTGAATTCGCTGCGGCTATCTTTGCTCGTGTTGAAGCAGATTGTACCCTTCGAAATCCTAGGATTCGGAGTTTTTCTCGCTGCTCCGCAGATATCACTCTCTTGTACCCAAAGGAACCACCCCCACCAGCAGCAATATTATATCCAATATCTTTATTCTGTGTCTCAAGGGTTCGAATAAAGAATTGCTCCAACTTGTCCGCTTGTTCTTTGTCTAGGGCTTCGATAAGTAATCGAATCACAAAAGCCTCGGCACCCCATTTACGAATAGCGTTATACAAATGGGGTTTCCTATCCTCGCCATGCAACAACGCCCGAGTCACGTCAGACCGTAAATACCTCTCTAAATTTTGAGAAGTTTGGCCGATATAAATCTTGCCATTCGTCGTGTTTGTGACCGCATATATATGCATGATTTATCCTATCACATTTGCCCGAATTTGTCAAATTCGCGCAGGCCAATTCCAACTAGCGCAACCTTCAACGGGGGTTTCCGCATATCCACAACTTGTTACCCACTGATCGTGAACGGCGTCTGTCATAACTTTCAAGTTCACACAATTATCGCTCCATACACGAACGATAATTGCAGGTAGTTCTTTCGCCCCATTCGACGTAGCATAACAAGGATCACATGCTCCACCAATTGAATAAATAACAATTCTTCCCAGTGTTGGTCTCATTATTTCCTCCTAATTGTACAGCCCTGCGTCCGCTAAAGGATCGTTATAACTCGCGGACGAATCTTGTTCTGCCTTGACAGCATCTTGTATAGACATGTCAGGATTTGCGAGAGCTTTATTGAGAGCGTGCTGTTGAAAACATTTCTCATAAGTGCCCTTGCCGTAGATGTGATCATATTGCTGTTTTTGTTGTGAACTGATTACGAAGTCCGGCGAGGCTTCCTGCTTCTTGCCTTCCATGTCTGCGTAAGACGAAAACTGATCGACTAGGATCGCTAATGCATCCACGATATCATCGTGAGTACTAGCCGCGGTCCCAAAGTTCGATAATTCCACATACAGTTCTTCGAGCCCGACCATCTGGTTTGCGAAAAGAAGTCTCTCGTCCCCCAGATAACGAAGGACCGGTTTAGCCATCTGATCTTTCGCAGTAGCCTTGCTACCTTTCCCCATGGGGACAAACTCAATCGGTACCCGTACACGCAACTTGTCCATTTCCCGATAAATCTCTTTACCGAGCCACTTAACACCGACAGACTCTTCTATGCAGATGCGTGAAGGTCTCCATTGGTTTGCGACGGCTGCGATTTTGCACGGGAGTTCGAATTCATTCCACCTACCACGGGCCATGTCGATGATATAAAACCTGCCGCCATAGATCATGGCGGTTATCATAACCGTGTAATCCGCCCAACTCTTCGTTGAGTAGGCCGTGTCAATACAAGTGACAACTAATCCCGATTGCGGGAGTAGATTGGAGTGGATTGTTCGACGTTCGAGCAACTCACGCGGAAACTTTACCATATGTGCTTTCGTCGGGTCATTTAGATACTTAATTGCAAACCCTTCGACATCATGCATCTCGCCGCGAAGGAATTCGTACGTGAGTTGACCGGGGACATTGAACCAGAGTTCGTAGTCGCTCTCTTTCATCTCACTTTCGACCTTGCCCGCCTTAATCGCTTCTGCATTAGGCCACCAGCAAGGTCTTAGGTAAACTGTGGTCTTGATCGGATCGCCAGCTTTCTCACAAGCCGCGATATGCTTCATGTCTTGCCCGTAAGTGTCATCGGCATCATACCAAGTGCCGATTTTGTCATAGAAGCCGTACGGGTGGAGCATGGCTTTGTCAATACTGACTTGTCGATTGATATTGATGATGCGGTCAACAGTCCTGCTATTCTCGTTGGTTACCACGTCATCTAACTTCATGATACCGACGTGCCAACCCGAAAGGTTCTGATCAATAGACGCTGCCCACACCGTGCATTCTTTTTCGGTCTGCGAAACCGCGGGTGTTTGATACTCTTGGAGCGTCCCTGCGTCTTTGTCGATGCAATGCTCAGGAAATAATACCTGAAACATGAACGGCGTATCATCGTCCAAGGTTACCGGCTTAATCGCTTTTTTCGTTTCAAACAGGTTTACGTTTTCTAACGTCCCATCCGCGAGCCTAAAGAAACCCTTGATTTCACCCACGAAGTCATTTGCCAGTTTCAACACACCCGTCAGAATCATGATGGTGACTTCGGGCCAGCAGATTACATATTGTATGCAATCTGCCATATCCATCGACGATTTGAACCCGCCACGGGGAACTAGCAAAAGCCGTTGCTTTTGATCCACATATGTCTGGGCAAACTGTTTGAATGTCTTGATCGTGGGGTCCTTCCGGGTAAAAAAAGAGTTGCAAATTTCCTCATGCGTGTTGTGGGTAGTCCCGTCTTTCCAGATGTATGTCTTATCGGACATATCTTTATACTTCTCAAGAAGATGACATAATGCGAATAAATTGGTTTGGGCCATGTAACGATACCGCAACATCTGTGTAAGCGTCTCTGGTTGATCGTCAATAACTACTTTGTACGCACGACAAACATCAAGCACACGTTGCTGGTGTGCTTGCTTCATTTTTGTAAAACTTGCGAGGGCATTGTCGTCGAACTGGGCTTCCAGCATATCACGATGTTGGTAGTTCGTGTCTTTCTTATGCTTGGTAAACCATTCCTGCAACTGTTCGACCTTCATTGCCTCTCCTCATCTACATGCTGCAATCGCCACAAGTCACAGGACTCTCGCCCGCTACTGCAGGGTGACCCGTCGCGGGAACATGATTATCACCTTGACGCTTGTGTCCGGCAGAAACCTTGTTGCTCACGCCTACGGGCTTCTGCTCATAGTCGGGATACTTAGTCTCGCCTTTTCTCTTCTCTGCCGCTTTGTTGAACGCCATATGTCTCCTATTTCTTCCCGTGATTCCAACCGTGCATTGCGACAGCCATGCGGCCCATCGCGGCTACGTGCGGGTTATCACTATTTGCTGCCTCTTGTTTCTTTTCCATCGGAATGGGCTGATCCTCAGGGATGCCGAAATGACGATGGAGTGCCCCACCATGCAACTTGTGCATACTGCGGGCGAAATGCGCTTTTTCTTTTGCGGAATGTTCAGCCATACTATTCTCCTATAGCCGTTGCTTGCGCTTGAGACGCCTGCGCCATAGGACTTGCAGTCAACTGCGCTGGGGCGTTTGCGCCCGTGTCGGGCGTCTCGCCTTCATTCAGCGTTCCTGCGTGATCTTCGAAATGACTGTGAAGATCAGACATATCATTCGAGACATGCGTCTCGTCGGGGTGACCGGGATGATGGTGTACGTGCTTATGCATCAACTTCCCGTCATGCGTCCTACTGGTGATAATGTGCTTGATTTCTTTCTTGGGCGGTTTTGGTTCCGACTGGCCCGGTACTAAAGCAAATGGGTCCATTTTATTTTCCTCTGCGGTCTTTACCGCTTCGCCTTCGTGCAACTTGTAAATGCCCGTCTTCGGGACATAATCCGTGCCGTCCTTGAAACTGCCGAGCGGCTTCATCCACTGATCGACTGGCAACCGGGTCTCGCCCTTCTTATCGCCAAACTTCGCTTTAGGGTTGACTTTATCAACCGCTTGTGGTGGAGTAGCCTTCGGAGCATTGGTATCGGCTTTAGGCGGGAATGCGCCGGTCAAGGCACTTCTAGCCTCATCCATACTCTGCTTCTTTACTTTCAGTTCGTCGAATATGTTCGGTTCTGGCATCTTACCCTTTCGGCGCGACCTCATCCCACAATTCTCTCAATTTACACTCCATCCCGTGGCCGGGTGAAAAGGGCGAGTAGATCGTGTGAAACATTTTAATCGCTCGATTTATGGCTTGCGGAAACTCGCCTATAGAACGAAGATACAGCATACAAATTGTCGCTGATCGACTGTGTCCGGCATTGCAGTGTATAAGTACAGTCTTGCCATCGGACGCCATCTCTGTGATGAACTTTATGCCCGTTTCAATCACTTCGGTCGGGATCAGGTGTGGATTTTCCACATCGATAAGGTTAAGAGCCATTACATCACCCTTGCGAAAAGACAAGTAGTTCTTGCCTTTCGGTGCGGACATTTCTGTGTAGCCAAGCATACTGCGATGGGAATCTGGTCCGTCTTTGCAGCAAGCCAATCTCGCATATCCCCTACGTTCGGCTTCCGCGACATCCTTGTCTGAGCCTAGGTAGATGCCTTTGATAATCTGCTCCATGCCTTCTCCCCATGCTTCTGGATGAATTCTTCTTTCGACAGGAACGCATAGTCCCATTGCACTTGATTTGTGTTCTGGCTTGCGGGGGCCGAAAATTTCTTTTGAGCGTATTGACAGCCGTTCACGGTTCCACCTTGCGAATGACTATTTCGTAGGAGCTACCATCTGGCTGGCTGTCGTGTATGCGTACGGTGCCGTCGGGACGCGGGGCACACGACTCATATAATTCCTTGGAATTGATCAACACTTTGAATGCCTTCTTTGTATCCGCTATCATATCCCCTCCGTGAGTATTACTTTTGGTGCGGCAGCGGCTTTCGCCTTCGCCATCTGTTGCTCGACAAAAGATGTCACAATGACATTCGCAAAGTCCGCGGCGAACGAGGCATGCACTTCGTCGATTATATGATGTATGTTACGATGCTTCCATTGCTTCGCAAATGCAAGTGCCTGTTCTTTGGTCGCAATTTTAAGCAGTTGCATTAGCTCCCCCTTGTGCCACACGCTCTTTCAACCTTTCAAGCAATGGGTCAACCGTAGGAGCAGGCTGGCCTGAGTCGCCTGTCAGCCGTGGAATGGGAATCTCATCTAAAACTGCAAGCATTTTTGCCGCTTCAAGCATGAGGCTCAACTGTGCAGCAGAGAACCCTTCCTTGTTTTTCATGATCGCTTTTAATGCCCCTGCATAGTGATCAATGCTTTGATGCTTCTTTCGTTTGCTTGGCATAGTGTTCCCCTCCGAAACCCTAGCATTACCACAACTTTCGAAACGCTCCGTCCTGTGCTAATTTGAGCATTCGATCCTGAAAAATTTTACCATGCTTGTGGTTCGGGTGCTGACGCCAAACTGCAACGTGCACCATCTCATGTAGAAGTACAATTCGTGCGTAACACGGTGAACCTTTCAAAGCAGGATCAATCTTGATAGAAAATATACCATCGGTGAGTTCCCACACAGGGCATGTAACGCCGTCGCATTGCGGATACGGTTCCCAAACTAATTCTACTTTATCGGTAAGTTCCCCGCCGAAATATTTTCTATTGTACTGGTTATACAGCCGTAGGAGTGACCTGTCTGACTGCATGATACCTCCAATACAATGGGGCAAACGAGCAGGGAAGCCGCCTTGATGGCGGAACCTTTTCGAGTTGCCCCAAAACCTAAATTACTCGTGACTTGCGGCGAGCGACAATCCAGCAGTTTGCGTCTGGACAGGATTTTCTGATGCGACCAACCCCGAACCAGTGACTGCCGGGAGAGTATTCCCTAACGGTTGATTGTTGCAGATCAGATCAGTAGCGTTCTGAATCGTACCATTGACCAATTTTGCCGCAGGTTTACCGGGATTCACATGACCCATGATATTGCCAGAGTCGTACGGCATAATCGCCGTAGAGGCTAGACCTTTCGTGCCCGCGAGTTGATACTGTGCAGCGATTCCGTTCGGTTGTTCACCAGCGGCTCCGGTGCCACGTTTGACAAGTGTTGCCCCATTTAATGCCATATTGTTTCCTTTTCTACCGGGGATGCCGGTTCTTGATCGGTTAATGCGTGCCCTACCTACGGTTATGACGATCCCACCAATTTGTTACCAGACCGCTGTGGTCGTATCTATAC